ACTGTTCACGTAGTACAGACGGGATCATACAAGAAGAAAGACCGCTCTATCGGGTGGGAAGTCGAGAAAGGCTTCTCCGTTCCTAGGTTGGGCGGTTGGAAGTTTTCAATTAAGCCTCACGGCAAATCATACGACATCCAATGCGAGGAACTCCACTAAAAGAAACGAAGCTCGGACAATGGTTCAAAACAAAAGCACCGAAGGTCTTCGACCTCATCGGGGAGATTGTCCCAGGTGCGGACGCGCTGAAGGCGATCGCTGCGTTAATCGACAACACCGACACCAGCGACGAAGAAAAGACAAACGCGAAACTCTTGATGGAGGAGATAGCAAGTGCGGACAGAGCCAACGCAAGGAACCGAGAGATTGAGATAACGAAGACCCTCGGTCAACGGGATTGGATGCAAGTCTTTGTCGGGTCGGCTGCTATGATTATTGGTATCGTCATGGTTGTTTGGGCGAAGACCGGGGTACAAGACAAGGAGATTTTCTTTCACATCCTCGGTTTTGCTGAAGGGACTCTCGTTGGTCAAGTCGTGAATTATTATTTCGGTTCTGCGAAAAAGTAGTATCTTAGAGCGTTGCTTTGTTTGGGTGTAGACTACCCAGTGACGTTTGTACGAAGAAGGGAGGCTCAACGGGGTCTCCCTTTTTTTGCGTAAAAAAGAAAAATAATTTGCTTTTGTGCTTGGATAACGAAATAAGTTGCGTATCATTGCCCCATGAACGACAACAAACAAACAAACAACACTATGTCAGATAGTAAAATATACACAGAGCGAGAGTTGTATAATCAAACAGAGTTTGATCATTTAGGCGAAGCCGACTTAATAGAATTTGATGCGGCAAATCCAAATTGTGAAGGATTTGTTCTTTTAGGTTGGGATGAAATAGGTATGTTCACCAAAGGCATGAAAAAACCCCGCTATCGATTTGAAAAAAACTAAATTAAATCCCCTGCCTTCGGGCGGGGCTTTATTTTTATATCATGAACGACAAACAAACAGCACTAAAGCAAGCGTTTCTGACCTTGCACGCTCTCCGAGAAGAGCAACCCACAACCCACCGTCTCACACGAACCGCGCTGAAAATGGCGATGGATATCGTAGAAGAAAACATCGAGCAATGAGCCACAGCCAAGAAGAGAATTGGGTCACGGGTAAAACGCATACGCGCTCCGCATCAGCATACCGAACAAGTATATGGACACCCGTTGACGAAGAAGACCTCGATAACAACCGACAGAAGTATATTGACGCAGGTTGGAAGTCGTATTGTTGGACGAAGGGTTACGGAGGAGGAGACAAGCACTTCCTCTCCAAGCTACCACGGGACGAGTTCAAAGAACTCATTTACGTCAAGATGGATTATCCGAACTTCTGTTTATTCTATGATATCAATGAATGAACTCCGACCCGATGCCGCAGCGTTCTACAAGTGGGCGCAGGCAGAACACAACTCAGAAGATATCGACCGCCTTATCTTCGACCTCGAAAGTACTCTCGAACAGTTAAACAAAGCAATCAATGAGAAAGCCAATATGCGTACGAAGTAGCGTGAACGTAAACCCCGCGAAGGATTATAACGACTTCGCAGCAAACCTCCGAGATGAAGACGCGGAATTCGACCGCCTCATCTCTCAACTCAAGGAACACGTCCGAATAAACAGAACGAAATGATAAGTGAATGCTGTGGCGCACCACAATTCGGAGACTGGGACATATGCTCCGAATGCCTTGAACATTGTGAATTTGAAGAAAATTTTTAACCCCCAAAACCAAAGAAAATGGGACAATCTAAAATCAAGACCATTCAACCGAATGGCACCTATGACAGCCAAAACGGCTTGATGTACAAGTTTGAAATCGAACTAGAATCCGGAGAGAGCGGTGAAGTATCTGCAAAGAGCGAGAACCGTTGGAGTGTTGGAGACGAAGTAGAGTTCGAAGTCACCCCGTCGAAGTGGGGCGATAAGATGCGACTATCGAAGCCAGGGTTTAACTCGAATCAATCGAAGGCAAACAACCCTGACATCCAAAAGAGGATTGACGCAAGTTGGGCAATCGGTCACGCGATTAACCAAGAGAGCGACCCTGAGAAGATTCTCGAAGCTGCTGAGTTCCTTTTGTCTATCCGTTCAACCCTTATCTCCAAGCTATGAACTGGACAGCAACAGAAGACAAGCATCTCGTTGATACAATCAACCGCAACATCTACCGAGACAGCAAGCGTCCCATTCAGTGGAAGAATATCCGACCGATGGAACGTCACACCGTGGCAGCGATGCAAACGCGCTGGACTAAGTTCATCCAGCCGAATTACAACTTTAACGGCTATCGATACACGCCCAAGAAGAAGACCGTGAAGAGGAAGGTCGAAACAAAGCGCGTGAAGGTCTCTCGTTCGTTCTTTTGGGGCGCGTTAAAGGTTACCCGGTATGAATAATATAAAGATATTCCTTGTCAGGAACTACGGCTCTACATTGGGCGCAGCGGAGACGCTGGACGTAACCCCGAACACCGTTCGCAATTGGTGCGGACGCAGTCCACGTAATATCCTCAAGCACCTCCCGGAGATATCCCAGACGTGCGGAGCGACTTACGCGGAGATCGTCGAAGAAGTTTTGTTGTGTGAAAAAGAAGGCATCCAATAGCCCTTGAATTTTACGCTATAACTTTGACGGAATGAACGGAATATGGATACCCCAGGAGATTTGGTTGTTGGATGACCTCTCTCCCATGCAAAGAATTCTCCTCTCTAAAATTCACGCGCTCAGTCACAAAGACGGATCGTGTTGGGCGGGAGATGACTTCCTCGCTGAGTCTCTTGGGGTCTCTTCTCAGTATATCCGAAAGATGCGCAAAGACCTTTGCGAGACCGCACACATCAAATGCGAAGGGTACGGTCACCGAAGGAAGATGACGGTTCTTGTAGAAGCAACAATCGGAACAAGCAACGATCAGAACAAGCAACAATCGTTGCAAGAAGAAGCAACTATCGTTGCAAAAGTTGCAACTACTGTTGCAAAAGAAGCAACTACAGTTGCGCAGAGTATAGATAAGAGTAAAGAGAAGAGTAAAGAAGTAGTTAAGAGAGTACGTTTCAAGGAACCGAGTTTGGAAGAAGCGATGAATTCGTTCGAACTTGCGGGATCATCTCGCGACGAAGGCGAGAAGTTTTGGAACTACTACGAGTCTAACGGATGGAAAGCCGGCAGAAACAAGATGAAGAATTGGAATGCTGCCGCGCGGAACTGGATAAAACGAAGCAATGAATTTACAACAAACAAACAACCAGCTGCAAAGCAACCAAGTCAAGACCAGCTTACAGCATATCTCAAGCACGGGCATATATAAACCTACGAACGAACAAGCGTGGCAAGGAACAAACATCCTCACCGCACTGCGTCACCATCCCGAAGAGACTCGGGCGGCTGTCGTGACGATGATCAACAAGACGGTTCAATTTATAGACGCAAAGAAGACCCTCCACTCGTTCGAGGACATGGCACTTTGCGCAGAAACTATCTTCGAGGTCTTCCCGGTTTTGAAACTCGAGGAATTGCGGTTAATTTGCGAGAGGATGAAACAAGGGTATTACGGCAAATTTTACGAGCGTTTGAAGATACAGGAGTTCCGCGACTGCATCATCAAGCACGAAGAAGAACGCGCCTCGATTCTTGAACAACAACACAAGACCGTGACACGAGGAGCGGAAGACCCTACCAACGTCCCTGAATACGATCCCGAACAAGCTCGCCTCCAATGGCGAATGAAGAACAACCCCTTTTTGATACCTGGAAAGAATGACAGTAGCGAAAGCGAAGGCGAAGCTCGATAAGATATTCTCCCAGTTCATCCGGCTGCGTGCGGTCAACGATGAAGGGTGGGGAGAGTGCTTCACTTGCGGTCGCTTACGATTCTACAAGAACGCGGACGCTGGTCATTTTATGGTACGGCAAAAGATGCCCACCCGCTTCGACATTCAAAACGTACAGTTCCAATGCAAACGGTGCAACGGATTCGAAGGGGGAGCGCAATACGAGTTCGCCTTGAAGCTCGATGAGGTTTACGGAGAAGGGACAGCGGATCGCCTTGTTCGGTTGAGCAACGAAACGAAGCGATTTAGCGTTCACGAATTGGAAGCACTTTACAAAATATACAAAGAGAAGGTCGATGAACTCAGGAAGTCGAAAGGGTTGGAATAGCTTCTTAACGAAGCATTATTCAAAACTTGTCCGCATCGCTCGACGATGGACGGACAGCCCTTCCGACCTTGTACATCACACATACCTTCGTTGTTTAGACAAACGCTTCCCCGATGGGGATAACGAAAACCCGCTCGGGTACTTTGTGAAAGCGATGTACACCGAAGCCACACGCGGAAAATTCAAAGACTTATATCACGTCACCGATGCTAACCCCAAAGAACAAACCTTCGAAAACGACTGGACAAAAGCCATCCAGCGTGAACAGATGCAACTCATCCTTGACCGCCTATCCTGGTTTGATCGAACCATCTTCTCTCTATACCTGCAAGGGTGGAACATGGCTGACGTATCTCGACGGTCTAGCATTGGAGAATCGACCCTTTATCGCTCACTACACATCACCCGAAAAATACTAAAAGATGTTCTTCGTAACGGCACAAAAGAGGACTGACCGACTTAATATCTGCAAAGGCTGCGAACACTTCGTCGACAAGACCAAGAGTTGCGGAGACCTCGTGACAGAAGCCTTCACCGACTCAAAGTTGTGCGGCTGTCATATGCCCACGAAGACACGTCTCAAGGTTGCGTCCTGTCCTCTCGGTAAGTGGGAAGCAGAAATCAAACAAGCAGACATCGACGCGATAAAGACCTTTCTCCAGACAGAGAACCAATTCAGAACAAACGGACAACTCGCGAAGCTATACTCGAAGGTTACAGGAACGAACACCCAAGCAAGTCAATGCAGTTCGTGCAACCGTCGGATGCTCGCGGAACTACAAAAACTCATAGACGAAACAGAATGAGCTACACAGCAACAGAACGGGAAATCATAGCGGAGAACATACGCCAGTTCCTCAAACAAGACAAGAAAGAGAAGTTTGAACACCAGCACTTCGGAGGAGACCCCTTCCTCGTTAAGCGTGTTCTTCCCATGACACAATACGACAAAGAGACCCTGGAGAATATCGCGCGAGATGTCGAGGGTAGAATCTTACACCCATGACTCATGGATCACTTTTCTCAGGAATCGGAGGCTTCGACCTCGCGGCTGAATGGTCAGGGTTTACCAACCTATTCAATTGCGAGTGGGAAGAATTCCCTCGCAAAGTCCTCAAGCACCACTTCCCCAATGCAGAACAATTCGGAGACATCAAAGAGTTCAACGCGACAACTTACTCTGGGAGACTTGATATCCTCTCCGGAGGGTTCCCCTGTCAACCTTTCAGCGTCGCAGGAAAGCGAAAAGGATCGGAGGATGAACGCCACCTGTGGCCAGAGATGCTTAGAGTTGTCGGAGAGTGTCAACCCCGTTGGGTCGTGGGCGAGAACGTTCGCGGGCTTGTTAATTGGTCGAACGGATTGGTCTTCGAAACGTGTTGCACTGACTTGGAAGCTCTTGGGTACTCCGTCCAATCGTTTATTGTTCCAGCTTGTGCCACAGGCGCACCCCACCGAAGAGACAGAGTTTGGATTGTTGCTCACTCCGACAACTTCAGAACCCGTTCACGACTTGGAGAAATTCAAAGCAAGAATGGAGAAGTATCCGAACGGTACAACGATGCCCAACCTTGCGACTCAAGTGGTGGGGATGCTTCCGACACCAACGATGCGGGACTACAAGGGCGCAAGGTCACAGGAATCAAGGGACGCGATGCAGCAAAACAGCAAAAGGGGCCTGACGTTATGCGATGCCCATGCGCAACCTGGGAAAACTTCCCAACTGTCCCCCCTGTTTGTGGGGGAGATGATGGGCTTCCCAAAGAACTGGACGGTATTACCTTTCCAAAGTGGAGAAGAGAATCCATCAAAGCATACGGCAACGCCATAGTTCCTCAAGTCGCAAAGCGTATATTTGAATCAATTAAAGACTATGAGAAACGCAAGAAAAGCCCTCCTCCATGCGAAGAACTTCCTTCTCATCACGGAGAACGATAAAGCAATTCGACTCCATGCCGGGGACGATCCCGCAACTTTACTTCTAACCTTAGCCGTCCACAACGATGAATTCAGATATACCCTCGAAGCCGTCTTGGAACAAGCAAATGAAACTCTCAGCGATCAGGGAGAATCCCCGGAATCCGAGGACGATTAAAGAGGAGAGGTTCGACAAGCTCGTTCAATCCATCCGAGAGTTCCCCGAGATGCTCCAAGCTCGACCCATCGTTGTCAACCCCGACATGGTTATCATCGGAGGCAACATGAGGTTCAAAGCGTGCAAAGCAGCGGGACTCACCGAGGCACCGGTCTATGTCGCTACATGGGGCGAACTGAAAGACCGAGAGTTTACGATAAAGGACAACACCAACGCAGGAGAACACGACATGGATATCCTCGCGAATGAATGGGATGCAACCGAATTGAATGATTGGATGCTCAACGTATGGAACCCCCAAGACGAACCCGAACAGAAAGAAGAGAAAGTTAAATGTGAATTATGCGGTAAATAATGGAAGCAATACAACTGGACAAAACTGACACCAAAAAAAGATTGATGCTCGAGGCTCTCGAGAAGTCACTCGGTATCGTCTCAACGGCTTGCAAGATGGTTGACATCTCAAGACAGACCCATTACGCATGGCTGAAGGCAGACGAAGAATATAAGAAAGCGGTCAACTCTATTCAAGACGGTGTTCTCGACTTCGCAGAATCGCACCTCTATAAACTCGTGAAGGAAGGCAACCCCGCAGCGACGATCTTCTTCCTGAAGACCAAAGGCAAGAAGCGCGGATATATCGAACGGCAAGAGATAGAGGTTCAAGAGAAGAAGCCGCTCTCATGGTTGGATGAATAAACTCCCCGCGACATATTACCACGTCAAAGAATGCAAGTCCAAGATTCAAATCCACCAGGGCGGGACACGATCCGGAAAGACGTACTCAATCCTGACGGCACTCATTGAGCTATGTCATAAGAACTCGGGTCTGGTCATCACCATATGCCGAAAGACATTCCCAGCACTTCGAGCGACAGCGATGAGAGACTTCTTCGAGATACTCAACAACGAAGACATCTACAACCCCGACCTTCACAACAAGAGCGACGCAACGTATCAACTGTGGGGGAATATGGTTGAGTTCATCAGCATCGACCAACCGCAGAAGGTCAGAGGACGCAAGAGAGACGTTCTATTCATCAACGAAGCCAACGAGATTAATCTCGAAGACTGGCGGCAACTCCTCCTCCGAACTACGGGGAGGGTACTTTTAGACTATAACCCCTCAGACGAATTCCATTGGATCTATGAAGAAGTCATACCACGAGAAGACGCGGAGTTCTTCCGCACCACGTACAAAGACAACCCGTTCCTCCCTCAAAGTGTGGTCATGGAAATTGAGCGGTTTAAAACAGCAGACGAGAACTTTTGGAAAGTATACGGTCTCGGAGAACGAGGAACATCACAAGCAACCATTTTCACCCACTGGAAAGAAATAAATCAGATACCCAATGAATTTAAACTCCTCACAACGGGCGTTGATTTCGGATATACAAACGACCCAACAGCAATCGTCCGAGTCTATACAGACGGACACGGATTCGCAGTCGACGAAATCTGCTACGCGACGAGACTCACTAATTCAGATATATCAAAAGTCCTCCGAGATAATCAAGTCGATCGATCGGATGTTGTTATCTGTGACTCCGCTGAGCCAAAGAGCATCGATGAGATACATGCTCACGGATTCAATACTCACGGAGCAAGAAAGGGAAAGGATTCGGTTAAAAATGGAATCCAGTTCCTCCATTCGCGACCGCTTCTTGTCACAGCTCGGAGTGTGAATCTCATCCGGGAACTCCGAAACTACAAATGGAAGGAAGACAAGAACGGGAAGCAACTGAATGAACCCGTTGATAAATTCAATCACGCGATCGATGCGATGCGGTACGCGATAACATTCAACCAAACGAACCCGAACTTTGGCTCGTACGCTATCGGGTAAGGAAACCAAACAAATCAAGTTATTAGAATGATGGAACTTAAACTCCCGCACCGATGGTCTGACCTCTCACTCGGAGAACTCCAGGTCATGATGACCGCAGACAACCCACTCGAGAAGATATCCATCTGCTCGGGGTACTCGGTGGAGAAACTGCGTGCGATGCCTCAGAAGCTAATAGAAGCCGCCTCAGCGCATTTAGACAATCTCCTGACCCAAGAGACCGCACGTCACGAGAAAGTCGTTGAGATGGACGGAAAACGCTTCGGCTTTATTCCGAACTGGGATGAGTTCACCGCGGGCGAGTGGATCGATATGGAAAACCACCTCGAAGACTTTTGGGCAAACGCTCACAAGATTACCGCTCTCCTCTATAGGGAAGTGACCTATGAACTCGGAGATAAATACGAGATAAAGAAGTACACCGCCAAAGAGGACGCAAGCATATTTGAAGAGATGCCCGCTGACCTTATCTCGGGGATGCTGCTTTTTTTTTGGACTTCCAGAAATCAACTGCTTCACGATATGCAGTTCTCTTTGCTGGAGGTAGCGGACAAAGCGATCCAGTCGGTGAAAAATGGGGATGGTATCACCTCCTCTACTCCCTCGCAGGGGAAGACATTCTCAAGATGGACGCGATTACGGAACTCCCTGTCCAAGTCGTATTCCAACACCTCAGCTATCTAAAAGACCGAAGCACACATGATCACGTTTAACAACATCGTAGAAAGGTTCGAAGTATTCGCAGAGAATCACTTCTTCATCAAGAGCTTCTCGTTCGGCTCTCCGGATGATGTAGACCTCGCAAAGTTTACCGACTTCCCTTTGCTTCATATGGTTTATACCGGGGCAGCGTATGACACCGGGACAAAGACTTACAACATCGAGGTATATATCCTTGACGTACCCGCAGACAAGAGCGACAAGGTAGAACGACAAAAGGAAGTCGTATCCGATGCGGAGCAATGCGCGGAGGACATTATCGCAGATATCCGAATGGGTGGGAATATCTTCACGTTCGCCCAGGATTATGAGGTCGTAAACGCTACAACAACCCCACTAGAAGAAGAGACGAAGAACGTCCTCTCGGGTGTTCTGTTGGATTTATCTGTTGCTATCCCTTACGAGTGGGACGCTTGTAACGCTCCTATCGATGGGGTAAGTCCCGAAGGGGGCGATGAACCGTCTTACGCTCGACGTGGGTTCTTGCGTATGTTGACGGTCGACGGCACAACCGATGTCCTGAGCGTTCGCACCATCAAAGTAAACAACGGCACTTTGACCGATGACGGAGACGGGGTCGTTACTCTTGACACGGGAGGGATTGACACCCTTGACGATTTAACCGACGTTGATATCAATGACCCTGATCAAGGCGATGTCTTGTCGTATAATGCAGGTGTTCAGAAGTGGATGGTCAACGGTGGTCTCCAAGAGCTTCTCGCACGGTTTAGAGCGAGCGGAACAGGAGCGCAGATGTACGACACCCTCAACGATACAACGAAGGGTTATGTCGACGTTCTAGCCAATAGCGCAAAGATGGCGGTCAACCTCTCAGGTCTGACAGTTACCGAAGCAAGTCCAGGTGTTATGTCCTTCACGGTTGCAGCGGGTACCGAAGGGAACGAGGTTGAGTTCGAGGCTTTAACTATCGAAGGGAGCGACGCAGTTTCAACGGTCGCAGATATAAACTTCAAGCAAGGAGCGTTAACGTATTGGGAGAACGCGACGGGCAAGATTTGGCTTCGCGCTCCTAACGCTGGAAACATCACTGTACTTCTTCCAAGCTCAACGGGTACGCTGGCACTTACGACCGACATCCCGAACGTACCTGTCGATTCGGTAAACGGTCAAACGGGCGTTGTTGTATTGGATACGGGAGACATTGATGAGAACGGGAATCTCTACTTTACCGATGCACGGGTTGCAGCGAATGCGGCTGTCGCAGCTAACACGGCAAAGGTGGGTATCACCCCTACGCAAGCGAGCGAAATCACAGCCAATACTGCAAAGGTTGGGATCACTACTCAACAGGCTACCGATATCACCGCAAACAATGCGAAGACAGGAATCACACCCACCCAAGCGGGAGAGATAACCGCAAACACGGCAAAAGTCGGAGTCATAGCGGGAGGAACATCGGGACAAGCTCTCGTGAAGGCAAGCGGCACGGATTACGACCTTGAATGGGCAGACGCTGCAAGCGGGGTGCAATACCATGAACGTTTTGCAACAGACGCAGAGACCTTCCGAAGCGGTGCAACAGATACGGTTGAGCTGTACTACACAGCCAAAGCGGACGGAGACGGACTCGCAGAAGATGCAGAGAGCGACACCCCAACAGCGGGCAAGGTTATCAAGAGGAAGATATATTACTCAGAGGCAGCGTTCGCAGATCCCGACACGGGGACTTGGGTAGAGTTTACAACACTCGCTGACGATATTACATTCGCTAACGCAAAGGCGGCTCTTTTGGAGTATCTCAAAGCGAGGACGGGCGGCACTGTACCGATAAGCCTCAAACAAACTTGGGAGGAGGTTACAGCAGCTCCTGCGTTCACGGGGTTACTCAACGAGACATATGGCAGCGGAGCGGAAGCCGCGTATTCAACGCGAAGGCTGAACGGGCTGTACTCAGGCGATTGTATGACTATT